TCCGTGACTTGGAAATGTCAAACTAACTTTTAATAAGCCAATGGCTGCTCCGTTTCAGAATTATACTGGCGGTGTCCTACTAGCGGACATTGTCAAAAGAAATAATTTTAGTGCTTACGTTTCTCAAGCTATCAAAGAACGTAGCCTATTTATACAGTCTGGTGCTGTAGTTCGTAGTCCTTTGCTTGACGCAACAGCAGGGGGAACAAGAATACAAGTTCCAGAATTTAACCCTATATCTCCAACTGAAGAGATTTTAGATGGTACAGGCACTTGGGGAACAAGTGGTGCTGGTTATCTAACACCTCAGAAGATTGGTACAGATACGCAGATTGCAACTATCTGTCATAGAGGTTTTGCTTATGCTGTTGATGATGTAGCTATCTTGGCTGCTGGCGAAGATCCTATGGGTCACATCAGAAATCAACTTGCAGATGCTATCAATAAATTGAACTCTGTTCGTTTATTTGAAACATTAACTGGTCTATTCCATACTGCTCTTAATTCACATCGTCTTGAGAAGCAACTTGGTGGTTCTGGTTCAACTGCTGAAGCAAACTATCTTACTGCTGCTACTGTTGCAGAAGCTCGTTCTGTTTTAGGAGAAAGAGGAGAAGAACTTGATCTTCTTATCGTTCATCCTTCTGTTGCTTACTACTTATACCAAGTAGGTTTACTTACATTCTCAACATCTGCCTTATCAACTGGTACTGGCATTACCTGGGGTGGTGGTGGTGTTGGTGTAACTGATAGATCAATCGGTCAATTTGCTGGTTGTACAGTTATTATCGACTCTCAGGTAAACACAAACGACCCAACAACTACTGGTAATCGTCAAGAGTTCCGTTGCTACTTAATGAAGTCAGGAACAATTCTTGAAGGTGTTCAGTCTGAGCTAGGTATTGAAGCAGAAAGAAACATCTTATCTAAGCAAGATGTTATGTCTGTTGATTACCATAGTGCTTATCACGTTATGGGTACTAAATGGGGCAACGCTGCTGATAACCCTGCTAACTCAGCACTAAGAACTGGTTCTAACTGGTCTGCTACATACGATATTGACCAAATTCCTATGGTTGAAATCTTTGTAAACACACCATTAGACAATGGTTTAAAGTCTTAATTTATTTTAAGATTGGATTGGCAGTGGTCATGCCATTAAAAACCTCATCAATTATTGGTGGGGTTTTTTCTTTACGCTACAATAAAACTAAATTACTTTAATAATCGTGGCAGCTACCATAATTGCAACTATAAAAAGTGAAACTGCTAATAGCTACGTCACTTTATCTGAATCTAACGATTACTTTGATACTTCTCCAGACTCTTCAACCTGGACTAACAAAACAGATGACCAAAAGAAAAGAGCACTAATATCTGCTACCAGATGGATCGACACCCTAGTATTTTACGGAGACAGATGCGATGAAAGTCAGGCACTTAAGTTTCCACGAACCAACTATCAAGTAGATGGAGTCGAACTGGCTTGCACAACAATTCCAAATGGTATCAAGTACGCACAATATGAATTAGCCAGAGCTTTAGCAAACGACACAGATGCAATAACAGGAACTACAGGAAAAGACGGAAACTTTGAAGAAGTAAAACTAGGCGATATTCAAGTAAAGTACAACACTGCAAGTCAAGGCACAGGATCAGTAAATAATATTCTTGATGTTTACCCGTGGCTACAAAGTTATCTTGGAGCGTATATGCTAGGTGGAGCAGGAACTTTCCAACTAAGGGCGGTTAGAGGATAATGGCAGGACAACTAGATTCAATACTAAAAAATGTAGCTAAACAGGTAGTGTCTCAACTAGGAGACTCATTAGACACAGAGATCACTTACATAAGAAAAACATCTCCTTCTTATAACGCATCTACTGGTGCTGTAACTACTACTGACGTTACATACACAATAAAGGCTCCAATAGAGTTTGTAGATTCAGATGAAGAAAGCGGTTTTCAAGAAAATACTGCTAGGTTATACATTACTCCAGATCAAATAGGCGATAGCCAACCTGTTCTACAAGATGAAATATCACTTACTTTTTCTGGTTCGACCAGGTTTGCTAAGATAATGGATATTAGAACATTAAAAGGTGGTCAAGAGTATTTATTTCGTTTGAGGATTGTTTTCTAATGACATTAGTAAATGCCAGAGCAGCCATAGAAACAGCTATAAAAACAGCAGTAACTAATGCTGATAATACAGTTACAGTTGTATTTGATAATATGCCTTTTACAACACCCGGTAAAAATAAAAAATATGTAATGGTAAATATTAACTTTACTCAAGCTACTGCACAACCACAAGGGGCATCCCAAACTTATTATCAAGGTTCAGTTCGTTGTGGTGTAATGACTCCTCCTCATAAAGGATCTGCTACGGCATCTGCAATATCAGAATCAGTAATTACAGGTCTTACTTCCGTTAATGCTTCGGATTATACTGATACATTTTCAGTAACTCCAAGAGTTAGTCAAATAGTAGGTCCAACATCTGTTATAACTGAAGCAGACAGTCACTTTTTAAGTGTAGTAAGTTGTAATTTTAGTGCAAATGGCTAAAAAAGTACGACCCATAACGCAATTACCTGACGATATAAAGGAAAAAGTCGAAACAGCTTTAGCTGAATCTGCATCACACATGATATTTGGTTTACAAAGTGCTGGTCCGTGGTGGACAGGACACTTTGCTCAAAGTTGGGTTGTATCAACAAGTCCAGTGCAGCCTACAGACTCTTCGAGATTTAAAGAAGATAGAGATAAACAGTTACCTAGCCAATTCAATGACAGACCAAATAACAATGCTGTGGATTGTAACCCTCCAGGCAGTAAGGCTCAAAGAGTTTCTGGTGGAGATGGTGGTACACCTATGGATCAAACTTTCTACCCTGTCCAAACAGGTAGAGTTCCAGGCAGACCAGAAGTTATAAGAACCTCTTTAAGTAATATTATTTACATAGGAAACAAAGCATCATACGCTGGTTTTGCAATAAACAGGCCAGGAGCTACTATGCCTGATACAGCAGGAAATCCAGTAACTTACGCACAACATAAAAAGGGTACAAAAGGAAGAAAAGGTCATACATTAACTTCAAGAGATCAAAACCCTAACTGGATAAAAGTATATTTAGCACATGATGGGTTTGTAAATAATGACATAAATATGGGTTTCCAATCGGCTGGATTCAAGACAAAGTAAAGATATTAAGGTATATTATAGTAGTACAAAAAAATTAATTTATGGCTGACAAAAGAGCTATTGACAAGCTAAAAGAAGCATTTTGCGTTGACAATGTAAGCCGTTACATTATTAAAAAAGAAGGAGTGGTAATCCTGGAAATATACTGGAAACCACTAACTATTGCAGATAGAGACACTATTTACAAGACTCTTCATGCAATGAACAAAGCAAATGAAACTGATAATTTAGAATATGCTTTACAGGTTCTTATAAATAAAGCGGAGGATAAAGAAGGTAAGAAATTATTTAGCGAAGCTGACCGCCCTAGCCTTAGACGAGAAATACCTTTAACAGTTTTAACAGATATTATGTTCAAGATTCAAGGTGCTGCGGAGGAGGTAGATACCATAAACTCAAAAAGCACATCTGAATGAAGATAATTATTTGTATCTACAGTTTTTCCTGTGTGAAAAGTTAGGTTACACTATTCAAGAGTTTAGAAAAAACGTAACTCACGAGGAGTTAATTTATTGGAGTTCATATTTAGAAATAAAAAGTGAGCGAGAAAAGGCAGAGTATGACAAAATAAGAAAAGAAGCACAAACAAAACGAGCACGTTAAATGGCCGAGGCAATTTACGAAGTAAATATAAAGCTAAATGCTCAGAATTTTGAGCAAGAACTTAACGCACTTAAGAAAAAGTTAGAAAGGTTTACTAAAGAAGCCAAAAGAAAAAACGAAAAAGATCCAATATTTAAAAGAGGTAGAGAACTAACAGTACTAAAATCTATTGAAACTACCAGAAATAAATTAAATGAACTGGATAGATTTGGTTTAAATACACAAAAAAGACGAGCTAAATTAGATCAAGCAGAGGAATTAGTATCAAAAGGAAAGTTTAGAACTGCAAAAAACTTAGTAAATGAAGCACAGTTATTAAATATAAAAGATGCTGAAAACTTACGTTTAGCAAAAGAGAGATTAGCAGAAGAGAAGAAGCTGAAAAGAGAAAGAGAAATGCAACAGAAGTTGGCAAGTAAGCGTGTAGGAAGCATTATCAAAAGTGCTGCTATTGGTGGTGGTTTTCCTTTGCTATTTGGTGGAGGTATAACACAAGCCATACCTGGATTACTTGGTGGTGCGTTGGGAGAGGCAGCAAGTCCTGGCGGTGGATTTGCAGGATCTATTGCTGCCACAGCTTTAGCATCTTCAGCAACTCAGTTTGCTAATAGTGCAAGAGAGGTAGGTAATGCGTTAAAAGATCCAACAGAGGGCTTACAAAAATTAAAAGATGCAGGATTTCAGGTAAGCGAATCTACAGAAAGACAGATAGAAGCACTAATAAAAGCAGGAAGAAAAACCGAAGCATTAGAGTTAGTACAAAAAGAATTTGCAAAGACTGTAGGAACACTAGGTGTAGATAATTTGAGAAAATTAGATAATTCTTTTGATGAATTAGACGATGCAACTGCAAAATTAATTCTTAAAATACAAGCTGATTTAGCTCCTGCATTTTTAACTATTATTGATTTAGCAACTAAATTTGTAGATTCTATAGGTGCAGTACGAATAAGAGTAAAAGCAAAAGAATTAGATATGCCAGCTTTTAAAGAGGCTGAAATAAAAGCAACAGAAGCAGCAAGGGCAGCAAATCCCAACCAGTTATTTGGTGGTAGGCTGTTTGACCCCACAAAACCAGGACCAGCTTCAGATGCTTACTTTAGAGTTCTGAATGAAGAATCTAAAAAAATAATACAGAAAAACTTACCAGGATTTTTGGGCATGGATACTGGAGGAGATGGTAGTGGAAGTAGAGATCCTTTTGATGTTAATTTAGAAAAGACTAAGTTAGAAAAACTTGTAAAACAGACAGAGCACTATGAAAGAATATTAGAAGTAGGATTTGAACAGGCAGAATTAGAAAAAGAAATCGCAGAATTTAAAGAGTCAGCTTCAGAAGCAGAACTACAAAAAATAGAAAACGGAGAAATAAATATAAAACAACTTATCGAAGAAAACAGAGAAGCAGCACAACTTGTTAAAAATGCAGAGTTAGCTAGAGATGCTTTTAGAGCAATGACTCAAAACATAGCTACAGATTTAGCAGATGGGATACAAGGATTAATTCGTGGAACGTCTACCTTAAATGATGTGTTAAATAACGTACTAAACAAAATGATAGACGCTGCATTTAATATGGCTTTCTTTGGTAATGCAGGAGGCACTTTAAGTAAGGGAGCAGGATTACTTGGTAGTTTATTTGGAGGATTTCTAGCTAATGGTGGTCGAGCACAAGCAGGAAGATCATATATTGTAGGAGAAGAAGGGCCTGAGTTATTTACTCCAAATAGTAGTGGGATGGTGTATCCTAACAGTTCTCTAGGAGGATCAACAAATATAGTTGTAAACGTAGATGCTTCTGGATCTAATGTAGAGGGAGATGAAGATGAAGGAAGGCAGTTAGGCTTAGTATTGTCAGCAGCGATAGAATCTGAATTAATTAAACAAAAACGACCTGGAGGTTTACTTGCATAATGGCTACCTTTCCCTCAATAACACCAACATACGGACAGCAAAAAAAATCCGCACCACTAACTAGAACAGTCCGTTTCGCTGACGGCTATGAGCACAGAATACTGTTTGGACTTGCTGCACATCAAAACCCAAAAGTTTACAACTTTACTTTTAACGTATCGGAAACAGATGCGGATACGATAGAAGGTTTCCTTGATAGTCGTGCCAATGATAGTGCCAGCTTTACTTTTACTCCACCAGGAGAAGGCTTTACAAAAACAGGAACTTACTCTCAATCAGGAACTACAGTAACAATCACGATTACAGGTCATGGGGTAGCTGTAGGAGATGAACTTACTATTGATTACACAACTGGATCTGCAACTGATGGTACATTTCTTGTCGCTTCGGTTACTGATTCAAATGTTTTTACTGTTACTGCTGCTGCCAGTGCAACTAATAGTGGCAATGTTTCGATTACTTTATCTGGTGCTGGTCAATATGTTTGCGAAAACTGGACAAAATCTATACCATATAACAATAGAGCCACGATCCAAACAACATTTAGAGAGGTATTTGAACCATGAGCAGTTCTGCTATTGTTAGCAATCTTCAGAACATAAATCCATCATCAATAATAGAGTTATTTACTCTTACGTTAGATACTAATTTACATGGATCGAGCACAGTTTACAGATTCCATGCTGGCTCATCTCTGAAAGATAACGGAGAAATAGTTTGGGCAGGGAACACATATCAGAGATTTCCAATAAAAGCCGAAGGATTTGCTTTTACTAAAGGACAGCTACCTCGCCCTACACTAACAGTCAGCAATGCACTGGGAACAATAAGTGCTGTTTTAATTGATGTTAATACCACAACTACTGGTAATGACTTAACAGGTGCAACAGTTACCAGAATCAGAACTCTCGCCAGATTTTTAGATGCCGTTAATTTTCCTGGAGACATAAACCCTTACGGCACACCAGATAACACAGCAGAGTTTCCGCAGGAAATATACAAAGTTGATAGAAAATCAGCAGAGAACAGAGATGTAGTTCAATTTGAATTAGCTGCTGTATTTGATCTTGCTGGTATTCGTGCACCACAAAGACAATGCACCAGAGCCGAGTTTCCTTCTATAGGCACAATCGCAACATGAATTGGAAAGACGCTGCACTTAATCATGCAGAGATTGAAGATCCAAAAGAATCTGTTGGTCTTTTGCTGAATATTAGAGGTAAAGAAAGATATTACCCCTGTCGTAATTTATCTATGACAGCACATCAATGTTTCATTCTCGATCCAGAAGATTATGTGAAAGCAGATAATTTAGGAAATATTGTTGCTGTTGTTCATAGTCACCCAACAACTCCACCTACTGCTAGTCAGGCTGATAAAGTTGCTTGCGAGCAAAGTAAACTTCCCTGGCACATCGTAAATCCAAAAACAAAACAATGGGGATATTACGAGCCACAGGGATATGAAGCACCCTTGTTAGGCAGACAGTGGGTCTGGGGGATAACAGACTGCTGGTCTTTGGTTCGTGATTATTACAAGCAAGAAAAAGGAATACAGTTGAAAGACTACGAAAGACCAATCACTCCAGAAGAATTTATGAAAGATCCATTGTTTGAAAGCTATGCGTGGCGAACAGGATTCAGAGAACTAAGACCAGATGAAAAATTACAAGCTGGAGATGTTTTATTGATGAGTATTTTAGATTCAACTTTAAATCATGTAGCTATTTTTCTTGGAGATGAG